TACAGGACACAAAAATAGCGGCCAATAAGGAGTCTATAGACAGACTTAACAATAAGGTGGATTAATAGTGGATGATTATACTCGAAACGAAGTACAAGTAGATTTAGACAAGTACAATGCTCTTCTCGACAGAATTGATGAACTCGAAGATCAGTTGGGAGCAGAGCCAGCCCCAGAAGAACCTGCGGCTCCTCCACACCCATATCAAAAGTGGTTAGACTTGTCGAGTATGATTGATTCTTGGAGAATTTTTCCCCGTATTTTTATTACAACTTATATTTATCTTCTTTATAAGAGTGCAATGTGGTTTATGGCACTTCCAGAACCTACCATGGAACAGGCAGGTCTTATTTCAGTAATCGTGGGTGCTGGTGCAGCCTGGTTTGGACTTTATGCAGGGACGGGTAAAAAGGAGTAATTCATGGCAAATCCACGGGATATAGCAGATAGCGCAGCGGTAGTTAATTTTCTGGACGGTATTACATCTGCTGTTCAGACTCAAATAAATGCTAAAGCTGCTGCAAGTTCTCCAACCTTAACAGGCACAGTTTCTCTGGATAACATGCAGGAAACAGTCTACGCGCTAACAGGCACTGCGTTAGATCCGGGCAACGGCGGGATTCAAACAAAAACTCTATCTGGAAATACAACTTTTACAGATTCTTTAAGTTCTGGAGAATCAATGGTGCTTATGCTTGAAGCAGCTGCATCTTATACCATAACTTGGCCTACAATTACCTGGGTAACTTCCAGCGGAAATTCTGCGCCTACGTTTACAGCAAAAGATACACTTATATTCTGGAAAGTTTCTACATCTCTATACGGAGCATATGTGGGGAGCTACGCTTAAATGAGCGCTTCAAAAAAATTACAATCAGCAACAGTAAAAAGTTATTATACATACTATGATACTGTTTATCCCACGAGTTTTACAACTGCGTGGGTTTCTAGCTATGATTCGTATTATTTTTCTGTCTATAATACTGAGGTACCTACTACTGTACCTACTATTGTACCTACACTAGTTCCTACTACTGTACCAACAGAATACGGACCTACAAGTAGACCTACAACAGTTGTTACTACATTCCCGACAGTGTCATCTACAACTAGGCCTACAATAGTTCCTACTACTGTACCAACAGAATACGGACCTACAAGTAGACCTACAACAGTTGTTACTACATTCCCGACAGTGTCATCTACAACTAGGCCTACAATAGTTCCTACTACATTCCCGACAGAGTATGGACCTACAAGTAGACCTACAACTAGGCCTACGCCTATACCAACAGAATACGGGCCTACAAGCGCTCCTTACGTAGGATCTACAAGCGCTCCTACAAGTAATCCTACAAGTAGACCTACAACTAGGCCTACAGAATACGGACCTACAAGTAGACCTACAAGTAGAAGTACACCGTATCTTTCGTACTTTCCTACAAGTAGACCTACAAGTAGACCTACAACAGGTGTTACTTCATTCCCAACAAGTAACCCTACAAGTAATCCTACAAGCGCGACTACTACGTTTCCTACAGGGTATTATAGTTATTATAATACTACTTATCCTGATTTTATTGATGATTGTGCAGAGAATGCAGCAAACTATCCTGGGTGTAGTGCTGTATCATGCACTCCCTCACCGGCACTCAGCAGTCCTACTTGTACTTATGTGTTTTGTGAAGCTAGTTGTACTCAGCAGACTTCTGTATTTGTATCTTCAAATACATCTGCACCTACTTCATATGTAACTTCTTATACTACTTCGTACTCTACTTCGTCCCCTACGTCATTTGTAACTTCTTATGAGACTTATTATGATACTTTTACTCCAACAACTAGGACTACAACATATACAACTACATTCCCGACAACGGTAATTACAACATATATTACTTCGTTCCAGACAGCGAATGTTACTACATTCCCAACAGTAAAAGTAACTACGTTCCCGACAGCTTCACCTACTACGTACAGTACTCCGTATGTTACTACATTTCCGACAACGGTACCTACAAGCAGGCCTACAGAATATGGACCTACTACATTCCCAACAGAGTATGGACCTACAAGTAGACCTACAACAGCTGTTACTACATTCCCGACAGCTGTACCTACTACATTCCCAACAGAGTACGGACCTACTACATTCCCAACAGAGTATGGGCCTACAAGTAGACCTACAACAGCTGTTACTACATTCCCGACAGCTGTACCTACTACATTCTCGACAGAATACGGACCTACAGTTGCACCTACAGAGTATGGACCTACACTTGCACCTACAAGTACTCCAACATCTGTACCTACATCTGTACCTACAAGTACTGTTACAACTAGGAATACAACGGCTCCTACGAGCAATTTAACTAATTAAAAGAGGATATAATATGCTATATGCAAAAGTAGAAGATGACGAAGTTTTAGAGTTTCCAGTAAATGAAAGAAGACTGAGAGAGGCTTTAAAGCATATGTCTTTACCAAAAGAGATAACGGACGAAAGTCTAGAAGGGACTGGATATGTTATAATAAGTCCTTGGAGTAGTTTTGAGCAACCACAAGAAACAGAAACTCATGTTGTACGATTAGGGACTCCTATAAAAACAGACTTGGGCTGGGAAAAGACTTGGATATTAAAAGAGGTTCCAGAAAGTCATATACCTCACAGAAATAGATTTAAACTAAAACAAATTAGAGATAGAAGAGACGTCCTTTTAAAAAGAGCTGATGCGTTAGTAGCACGATATTATAGACAAGTTAGACTAGGAGAGCCTATAAGTATTTCTATAGAAAGATTAGATACCTATATGCAGGCATTGGCAGATATAACAGATTCACCAAATATTTATGATATTACATGGCCGGAGCTATAACTTATGAGATTTGCAAATGTATTAATGTCAGCTAAAACAACACACAGAGACAGATTAGCAGATATGGTTACCCGATCAGACAGAAATCAATGGGCAGAAAGTATGGAGCCTTTAGTAAGACAGTTAAGTCCATATCCAACTAGTTACGATGTTGCAGCTACTCAAGGCACTAATTTTGCAGAATTTACTTATACCGAATTTGCTGGTGGACTTTTTATAACTACTCAGTCTATTGATATTAACACAAGACTTTTGGAACTTGCGTCAGAGTGGGAGGGTGACACAGAAGAGATAGAAAAAAATTGGCCCGCTATAATTAAAGATAAATATGAATTGCATAGAGAAGAAGAAAAAGACTTTGAATACCCAGAAGTTGTACTTCTTACTCCCGCAAATAATGCTTTTGATCTTATGAGCTGGGAAACTATGTGTAGAGTTTGTCATGATAACGATAGCGCTAGAATTAAGCCTCATCCGTTATGTGATGAAGATGGCGTAAAGAAAATGGTAGAAAGAGTAGGGTGGAATAAAATAATTCCTTGGAATCACTCTGGAATGGATTACTTATTAAACTGTAAAGAAGCCTGGACTACATCTTGTAGCGAGCTAACTATGGTTGGAGCACTTTTTGGAAAAAAAGTACACAATATGGGAAACTATTTTCATGAGGCTGATGGAGCTTATTTTCCTTTAACTAGAAAGGTGTTTTACGCAGAAAATCAAAAGGAGTGCGCTTTACGTATGGCAGCTTGCGATTTTTCAGGATTAATTTTTCCTTGGCAATCTGAAGAAGAAATAAAAAGGCGACTAGATAACTATTATAAAAAAGCTCTAGAACTTAGACTAAAGTATAGGCCTTTATATGTAAGATACCCTAGGAGTAAACCATAAAGGAGTTTTTATGAAATTAACAATGAGAAGTGGCGCAGTAGGTAGAAGGATTGCAATATGTAAAGAATGTCCTCACTTAAATAAATTAAATATTTGTAGGCACTGCGGTTGTTTTATGCCAGCAAAAGTTAGACTACCAGAAACATTTTGTCCTATATTAAAATGGGATAAAATGTCAATAGAAGATAGTAAGGAAAAACTACCAATGAAGGAAGTAGAATAACTGGTACTCCAAGAGCAGGTAAAAAGAGTAATGAATGGTACTTGTATTTGCATTGATGGTAGTCCTCGATGGAGAGATCGACGAGGGGAGAACAACTTATTGGTATAGTATTGACAGATGCAAATACTTTGCGTCTCGAATAAGCAGCCAGCGAAGAAGTTACAGTTTAGGTCCAAATGTGTATGCGTATTGTGTACCAGAGATGGTGGACAGTGAAAATGTCACCATTTATACTTAAAAGAGATGATAGAGATAGCAACTGCAATGAGTGTAGCAAATGCAGCGTTTCGCGGCGTCAAAAAGATGGTTGAAGCCGGAAAAGAGGCTGAAGATATGTATGGCTACTTTATGAAATTCTTTGAAGCGACTGAAAGTGTTTCAGAAGCTGATGTAATGAATCAAAATGCTCCTAAAATGTCCAAGCTCTTCTCAGGAAAGAGTGTAGAGGCTCAAGCACTTGAAATTGCAATGGCCCGTTCTAGAATGGACAAAATGGAAAAAGACCTGAAAGATTTAATGCTTTGGACAGGGAATGACGCATTATATTATGATATGATGCGAGAAAGACGAAATATTCGTAATGCTCGACTCGCAGCAGCTCGACGAAAAGCACAAAACAAACAACTCCTAATTGATGGTTCAATGATAGCAGGAGTTATGATTGTAGCAATGCTAGGGATGTTTGTAGTACTGGGAGCTATAGGAGCAGGAGGAACTTAATTGACAGTACAAGTAAGTAGACAGGATATAAGCACGGAAGCTTTATTTGAATTAAACTCTGAGACAAGATTTCTCAAGTTACCAGTAAGTCCTTATTTAGATTTACTCGGCATAACACCGTTACCTTCACAGGTAGCGATTATAAATGCGATTAATAATCCTAAATATCGTTTTATTAATGCAGCAATATCAAGACGCCAGGGTAAGACATACATAGCAAATATAATAGGTCAATTAGTCTCTCTGGTACCAAACTCAAACATTCTTATAATGTCCCCTAATTATTCCTTGTCTCAGATTTCTTTTGATCTGCAAAGAAACTTAATAAAACATTTTGACCTAGAAGTACGAAGAGACAACGCAAAAGACAAAGTTATTGAACTTACTAACGGATCTACTATTCGTATGGGTTCTGTAAATCAAGTAGACTCTTGTGTTGGTCGTTCTTACGACTTAATTATATTCGATGAGGCTGCGCTTACCTCTGAAGGAGAGGAAGCATTTAATGTATCATTGAGACCGACTCTCGACAAAGAAAACTCCAAAGCACTTTTTATCTCGACCCCTCGTGGAAAGACTAACTGGTTTGCTAAGTTTTTTGAAAGAGGATTTAATCCAGAATACCCAGAATGGATAAGTATTCGTGCAACATATCTCGACAACCCCCGGATGTCTCAGGCAGATATTGACGAAGCACGTAAGTCCATGAGCGAAGCAGAGTTTAGACAAGAGTACGAAGCCGATTTCAATACCTACGAAGGTCAGATCTGGGCGTTTAATTCAGAAAAGTGCATCGCAGATTTATCAGAATTAGAAACTAAAAAGATGGATATACTCGCGGGGTTGGACGTTGGTTTTCGAGATCCCACGGCTTTCGTAGTTATAGCATACTGCTGGTCGGAGGCAAAGTTTTACGTACTCGATGAATACTTAGACGCAGAAAGAACCACAGATGGTCATGCGCTAGAAATTCAAAAGAGAATCGAAAAGTGGGATATTGACTATATTTATATAGACTCCGCCGCACAGCAGACTCGGTTTGACTTTGCACAAAACTACAGTATTTCCACTGTAAATGCTAAAAAGTCTGTACTTGACGGAATCTCTCATGTTGGAGGAATAGTAGACAACGATAACCTGGTTGTAGACGGTAAGTGTTCAGAAGTTCTTAGAGCTCTCGATGGATACCAATGGGATCCAAACCCAAACTTGGCAAAGGAAAAACCAAAACACGATAGAGCTTCGCACATGGCTGATGCCTTACGATATGCGTTATACTCATTCGAAGTTTCACACACAGGATTCTAGTAATACATGAGAAAAATAGTGTTTGACATAAAACGTGAAGTTAGATATAATTTTGGTATTAGAAATGGACTTAAAACGAGATAAAGTAAAATATATACGAGACAAGGCAAAATCACTATACAAAAAAGGAAATTCCTGTCAAATATGCGGAAAGAATACAGAATTAGACTTTCATCACTTTTATAGTTTAAGTCCACTACTCTCGAAGTGGTTAAGAGAAAAGAAAAAGATAAGACCAGACCATTACACAGATGAATACACAATCATCTGGAGAGATGAGTTTATAAAAGAGATGCACGCAGAACTTTATGATCACACAGTTACTCTCTGTCACGATCATCATCTGCAACTACATTCAATTTACGGTAGAAACCCAGAACTTTCAACAGCTCAGAAACAAATGCGCTGGGTAGAGAT